CGTCATACTTGTAGTTGGTGAGGGACTTGTTGACTGCAACGCCTGCGTGTGCGCCGGTTGCCCAATACACAAGGGCGTTTTCGTCCACGCCGGAAATGGTGGCGTGGCTTGCGGTGTTCCACACACCAATCACGCCCTCATAGTCAACGGTGGACGGCTGCCACGCAATAAGCTGGAATTTTGCACCAACCTCATCACGGACACGCTCCGTATAGGCGGCATAGAGTTTGACCGTTGTGGCATCAGAGGCAGGGCAGCAGAGGGCATTGAAAGAATACGCCTCAATCTTGTCCAAAAACGCCTGGTGATGGTCACCTGTGATGCTGGTGATGTCGGTGCCGCCAGTGAGTGCCACGCCTGCGGTGGTGCTGAGCTGTGCGGAACTCTTGAACACCACATAATCATTGGTGGCAAGGCCCTTTGCATCGGCAACCGTCTGGGTTTCAATGCAGGTGCCGTCAAGATAGGTGCTGACATCCCACAAATCCCCGTTGTCCACATTCGCCGCAATTTTGATTGTGATGTCATTGCCGCGCGCGCCGGGGTATTTCGCCTCCGCAAAAGTATTGGTTGCCTTGTTTGCGCCGGAGCCTAAACGGTAGCAATACACTGTGGTGGCGTGCAGGAAAATCTCACGCAGTGCCAACATCTTGGGATGGTCATACGCATAGCCAAAAATAGCCTTGCTGTTTTTCTGAAATTCTCCGGAGGTCACAGCAAAAACCTCATTTTCGGGTCCCCAACTCAGCTTAAAGGGGGCCGCCGCATATCCTCTGTCGGAAAGCGTTGCGGATGCCTTTGCCACGCTGGAGAAAACAACATAAGTACCGGGCAAAACCTTGTTCTGGGTCAGCCAGGTGCCTCCTCCAAGAGCCATATTATCTCACCTTGCCTTTCTTATAGTCTGCAATCAGCTTGTCCACCTGTTCCAAGGTGTAGGTTTCGCCGTCATTCAGCAAGGCGCTGATTAAATCCTTGCTGTTGGCGTATTTCTGGGAGCGTGAAAGCTGCTCTTTGGAATAAGCAGCACCCACGGCTCCGGTATTGGTCTTTGCCATAGGCTTTATCCCTCCTGTTCAATTTTCAGAGTGTCCATAGCCTCCTGCACCTGCGGAATGTAAACGCAGTGAGCATACTCCACAAGGACATGCAGCACATTGTCCTGCATCTGCCACTTGAGGCTTGAGGCGTGGATGATGTCACCCTCCGGGATTGTGATGCTGTCCAAAACACCCATAAGCCGGTGCGCCACATCGTAGCACTCCGCAGTACATGGGCGTGCTTTCGGGTAATAGAGGACATCCAGAGAGGGTGTCCTGCGGTAGCGGGGCCCCACCTCTTTTGTGTGGTCTGCTCCCGGCATGACAACATTGAAATCTCCGGTGCTCAAGCCCTGCCTTACATCTCCGCCGTGCACTTTGCACTTTGGAAATGCGGCGTGTAGGGCAAGCGTTACGCCGTCATAAATGCTGTTGAAATTGATGTTAGACATTGAACACCTCCCGCAATAGTTCTGTCAGCCGTTTCTCAAGCACCTTTGAAGCAACCTTTTCCAGTTCATGCTCCGACAGGGTGAGAAAATATTGCCCGGATACCCAACCTTTTCCGCCGGGTGTGCGGTGTCCAAACTCCACATAACTGGCATATTCCACGGGGTTGATAACCTCAATGTAGTAGTTGCTGCCCTGTTTGAACACCGGCAGGCTTTGTGCATAGGCTTTGACATCCGCCTTGCCGCCCTTTGTTGCCTCGGCTTGGCTCTTGGCTGTCCAGCCACGGCGGAGTGTGCCGCCCTTTTTGCCGGTTGATTTTGGATATTGCCCAACCGGGGTGGCGGGGATGACCAGAGAAAGCAGGCGTGCCGCCAGTTCCTTTGAGGCATCCCGGCAAAATTTCTGCATGTCCATTGACTGGAGCCGGTCAATATTCTCTTTCAGCTTGAGTAGCTGCTTGTAGTCGCAGTTGCCCCAATTCATCACGCCCACCCCCTAAACAGTTCAAGGGGAATTTCTTGGTGGGTGGAGTAGACCGCAGGGGTGCCGCTCCGTTCATAGTCACGGGTGACACCGTTCTGCGTGACCGTGACCTTGGACCCCTCCGGGATGTCCACGGAGGGGTCAATGTAAAGGGTCACGGACTGTGCAACCGCAGCAGCCTCCTCAGAGGGCTGTGTGCTCTTTATGGTGGTGTGAGATATGCGGCAGGGGGCATCTGATACTGTCACGCTTTCAGTTGGCTCCGTGCGGCCATTGGCGGGGGTGAGAGCACCCGCCAGCACGGTGACCGTAGCCTTGCCTTTCCACATACCCTGCACAGCTTTTTTATAGGCGGCGCTTACCATCGCATCTTCCGATAAGCCGCAAGGGTGCTCTCTGCCGGGTGCATCAGCGTGGCAAGCAGGGCATCAAAGCGTGCCTCCGCAGATTGTGCGCCATCGCTTGCACCGGCAAAGGTGACAGAAATATCACCCTCTGTAATGCTTTTGGCAGGAGCCTCAAAGTCAAAGCCCTCCAAAGCACCGGCGGCTTTTTTGTTATACATAAAGTGACCGGCCACCATATCCACAAGCGTGTAAAAAAGGCCATCCGGCAACAACTTTTGATTTATGTTTGCCAGGATGTCCTTTTCACACTTATTGATGAGATATTCAAGGCCGGTTTTGTCATTGTCGGTGACCTCGTACCCCAACATAGCCAATCGGAGCACAACGGCCTCATACACGGTCACGGCGTACCACCTTAGCCCTTAGACTTGATGCAGCACATGGCAATAGCCTTATGGGCAATATAGGAGCGGTCGCTCTCGCTTTCCTCGCCGGAATGGACAAGAGCCCAGTTGGCGCCGTTCTCCAGTTCCGCATTAGTCGGGGAGAGGGAGGACTGGGACTTTTTCTCATAGGAGATGCCAAAAGGTGCAAACACCTTGCGCTGACGGGTGTAGAGGGTGTCCTGTCCGCCGTGTGTCTTTGGGTCACGGGACATTTCATAAGGCACCTTAGCGCCGATGTCCTCAAAGCTGATAGAGCCCTCGCCAAGCACATAGCTGGTGTACTGCGTACCGGCAACAACATAGCTGTCCGCAGCAGGCTTTCCCGTACCAAAATACGGGGTAACCTTGGACTGGTCAATCTGCCCGGTGGATGCACCGGATGCCTTTACCTGGACAGCACCAGGCGTTGTGCTTTCGGCAGGGAAATAGCCGTCAACGGCCGGCATACCATCATCAACCACAACCAGCTTGCCATTCCAGGAGTAGAGGGTGAGGTCACGGGTCACGCCGTCCTTGTCAGTGTACTTGAGGGCGGTGAGCAGGTTGAGGTTTTCCAGGTTAGTAGCTACAACGGAGTGCATAAACACCATTGCAAACTTTTTCTTGCGGTCACCGCAAGCCTGGGCGGTTGCCGTGTTGAGTGTGGTTGCCTCCATAGGACCGTCCACCGCAAAAGTGTGAGCCTCTACAAACTCGCCGCTCTTGCCGCCGGTCATAGAGAAAACGCCCTTGAGAATGGCAAGGATAGTGTCCTGGTCAACATCCTGCCAGTATTCGGCTACCTGCTGTGCAACATTGTCCATAAAGTCAACGCCGCCGGTAATGTCATAGGAAAAATCCTTTTCCACCCATGCCTTGGCACGGCCGATGACAACCACGCCCTGCTCAAAGGTCTTGGTGCTGGTTGCGGTGATGTCGGTCTTGCCGTCATAGTTTACGGCATCCCCGTCAAGCAGGCCGCGCATGGCAATCCTTGCGTAGCCGGTGCCATTCTGGCTTGCGAACACCTCACGGATGTCCGGGTTGCCTACCAGCACACGGCTCTTGCGGATTTCGTTGAGGCGGGTGCGGGGGATGCGGTCAGCCTTATACTTAAAGGCCTCCGGGTTAAAGCTCTTTGCATCAAACTTAGTGTTAGCCATTTTTATCATCCTTTCTGTTAGTCAGTAGATTTGGTTTTGTTACGCTTTGCGGCTCCTGTGGCTTTCTGAGAGCCGTTTTGAGTACCGGTAGTGCCTCGGTTGCCTCTGCGGCTTTCGCGCCGTCAGCGGTCAAATTTGGGGCATCCTCGGTGGTTTCTGCGGTGCCTGTGTCCATTTGGGCAAGCACTTCTGTGGCATCCTTGCCCAACCGGGCAATCACTTCCGCAGTTACAGCCTCCGCCAAACCGTCCACATCAATGGCAGGCGGCAGGTTTTCAGCCATAAACTGCACAACGCCCTCCTGGGTGCGGGGTAGAGTGGATGCGGGCACGCCGGTCAAACGGCTTGCCAGATTTCTCAGCGCCTCCTCAAAGGACACCGTGCGCGGTGCGGTGATATTTCTCATAGCTTATTCCTCCAGTTTCGCATCGGGATTTTTTGCAAGATAGTCCGCCAACTCGGAGTAGGACATCTCGGAGAGCTTTTTGTTGCTCCCAGGCTTGCCGCCGTCTGCTCCATCGCCGGGTTTCCATCCCTCATACTTGGCCGCCGTCCCAAACATGAAATCTGTGGCAGCGTCCTTTTTCAGAGCCTCAACCTTATTGGCAAGGGTGATGGTTTCCCCACCAACTGTTGCGGTGACTTTGCCATCCACGATTTTGGCACCCTCCAAAAATTCAGCCAGCACAGCCCTTACGGCGGTGTTGTTCTTGGACCCTGCGGCGGTGAGCTCCGCATCCACCGCAGCCATCAGCTTGACCTTGGCAAGCTCCTTGTCATAGTTGGCTTTGGCATCCTTGTTTTGCTGGGTGAGGGTTTCAATCTGTTTGGTGAGTTCCTCATTGTCACCGGCGGACTTTTTCAAGTCCTCAAGCTGCTTGTCACGGGTCTTGATGCCCTCATTGAGTTGGGTGACCTGGGTTTCCAGTTCCTTGACCTTGCCGGTCTTTTCGTTGAAGTCGGCGCGGGCAACAAAACGCTCACCCAATGCCGCACTGACTTTTGCATCCATCTCATCAGTGTAGGCATCACCCAAAATGTCTTTCATCCATTGCAGTTTCATAGTTTTGGCTCCTTTCTGCACCACTTTCCTTTTTGTCGGGCCAGTCCCCGTGTGGTGGTCACCCTGCTTTGTTCCGCCGGGTCAGCGGTATTTTGTGTATGAAAAAAGCACCGTGCATTTTCAGCACGATGCTCTAATCAATGAAATTGGTTGTCAATCCTCCGTGTCCTCTAAGTCATTGTGATACGGACATTGGAGGCACTTTTCACGCTGCTTGTCGTTCCATTCAAGTCCTTGCGGCAAAATAGAGGTCTTTGCCTCACGGTCTGCTACAAGCACGATTTCCAAGCAAGTGTTCCCGTCCACCTGTCTATCCAGAACGGGGCAATATACAGTATTCATTTTTTGAACACCTCCGCAATGGCTTTTGTAGTCGGGTCAAAGTCCTTTTCCGAAAAAGCCGTTTTTATTTTCATTGTGTCGGCATTGATGTATGCCGCGCCGTCAAGAGAGTAGCAGTTGATGCTCACGCCGTCCCAACGCTTACGCCGCACGGTGCACTTTGCTGTTTTTACATAGCTTTTTGCATCGTCCAGTGTGCAGCCGTGACGGGTGCCGTGGGCATCATTAAAAGCAAGGCTCTCAACTGCAATGCTTTCCGGCGGCACACGCACTGTGCCAATCACGCCGGTTGCCTTTACGGCTTTATAATTCGCATAGTCTGTTTTGGTAGCCTCTGGCACTCTGCCTTTATAGGAATACAAACCGGCCAACTCATCATACTTGACCTTATTGTTGTATTTCAAATTCTGAAAATCCTTGAAAGACCGTGGTACATCGGCGCCAAGGCGCTTTTTGTAGTTCTCAAATTGCACCTTGTCGGCACTTTCATTATAACCCATGGCACGGAGCTTTTCAACCGTGCCTGCGCCGTAAAGCTCATTTTGTTTGGCACGCCACTGCTCATAGGTCATGTCTTTGGGCACCTTAAAGCGTTCCCCTGTGATGGCATCCCTCGCATAGCGTTCCCCAATGCCGTCCATATCGGCAAAATGGGGACAGGTGCAGCCACGGCACCAGGGGTGGAATGGGGGAGCCGTGAGCCCCACAGCGTACTCAGACCGCTTGAACACCTTGCCGTCCATGCTGCCGCATAATTCGCAGGTGTGGGTGTCAAGGCTTTCCACAATCTTGTATTCCTCAACATCCAGCTCTCCATAGCAGTCCTTTTGGGCAGCGCTTGAGAAATAGGCGCTTTCCGTCATCACCAGCCGGCCGGCTTTCTGCCGTGACACATCAAACTTTTTGGAAATGTTGCTGATTGCACGGTCCGGTGCCTCGCCCCGGATGACCATGCGGGTGATTTCCTGGTTGACCGTGTTGACAAGGCTTTGCTTGTTCGTCCAGCAGCGGTCACGGAAAGTCTGCCCGTCAGCCGTCCACGGTCTTGAGAGCACCTTGGAGATGACCTTTTCATCAATGGCGGCAAGGGACCAGCCAAGACCAATGCCTCTTTGCACCTCAAAGCCGGTGTGGTAGTAGCCCGCCTCATAAATCTCACGGGCGGCTTTTTCCGTTGCCGCCTCTACTTGAGCGTGCAAAATCTCTGCCTGCTGCTGAATTTGCAGCTTGAGGGCATCCAGTCTGGAGATATGTACCTTGGCACTTGCGTTTTCAAGCTGTTTTATCCATGCACCGTCAATGGCGTTTTCCTTGCCAAACTTGATGTACTCGTCCACCGTCCATTGCAGCTCTTTGAGTTCGCCGGAGGTGAGCAGCTTTTTGGCATCAGCAAGGGAAATGTCATTGTTATCTGCAAAGCGTTGATACCAAACGGCAATGCTCTTTTCAATCTCCTGCACGGCGTTGGCAAATTGGCGGTCAAGGTTTTCCACATAGGTATAGGAGTGGTCAAGCAAAGCCTCCTCCATATTTTTCATGCGTTGCGCCCAATATGCGGCGTTACTCTGTCTGGCCACCGTCCTCACCGTCCTTTACTGTGCCGGGTTGCTGAGGGTTGCGGTTTTGCTCAAAAGCGGCGCGGTAGGGGTCTGCCATAGCCTCCTCCTTTTCGTCCTTGATGCGTTTGAGTTCCTGCTCCGGGTCAGACACCCACGGGTGCATCTTGACAATGGTTTCATCGGACAGGATGCCAACGGAGGCTTTGCAGTTGTTGATGACCTCCGTTTCATTGATGAGCACATCCCGGTCAAAGATTATTTTGACCTTAGTGCCGTCATAGCTCTTTTTGCCGGTGTTGGCAAAGTGGGCGTTGACAAACCACAAAAGCTCATCCATGCTTGCAGCAAATTCCATTTCAAGGGCATTGGCATCAAGGTCAATGTCAGAGTACATGCTCTGGATATTCATTTGGTTGGGGTTGCCGTTCATTCTTTCGTCTTTGGCATCATAGCCTCTGGCGTTCTCAATGATGGCATCCTTGAGCATCTGGAGCAGTACCTTGTAGTTTTCGGCGTTCACATTGATTTCCAGCGTGTCCACGCCGCCGTCAGAGCCCTCATAAGAGCGTACCTTGATAGCGCCATAGGCGGCAAGGTTTTTGCGAAAACCGCCCAAGTCCTCACCATCATAGTTTTTGATGACCAGGATGGTGGTGTGGATGTCCTCCTCCATTTGGTTGGCAAAGTTGCTGAGGATGTTGTTGTAAGCATCCTGGAGGCACTTGACCTTGGACAAAAGCGGGATTTCATGGTGAGAGCTCTTAAAGCACACAAGCGGGATGCGTTCCCAGTTATAGCCTTTGACCTCGCCCGTTTTGGGGTCAGTCACCGTTGTATATGGTCCGGAGTAGGCACTTGCATCCGGCTCTAATGTGCCGTCATCGTGTCGGATAAAGCAATCCACGCCTCCGCCGTGCAGCACCTCAACCTTGACCACCTCCTTGATGTGTTCGCTTTCGTCATACTCCAGCACCACATAGGCGTGCACAGCGGCATCAAGGATGGTGTGGTCTGCATCCGCCCAAAAGGCAAGCACCTCATCTGCGGGAAAGCGTTTGAAACAAAGCTCACCGCCGTTGTAATACGGATAGAGCCAGCTTTTGCCGCCAATAATCGCACCCTCACCAACATTGCGGAGGGTACGGCAAAAACGCTGCCCAAAAACGGTGCTAAGCGCCTCCGCATACTCTTTGTTGTCCGTGTCAAAGGAGAACGGGCGCCCAAAGGAGTAGTTGGTTTTCTGGTCAACCATTTTGGCGTATAGGTTATTGACCAGGCGGTTGTTAGGCAGGTGCTTGAGTTCAATAGGCTTGCCGTCCTCATCCAACGCCAACCGTCTGCGGTGTGCAGCCTCCTGGTCACCGTGGTAGTAATGCTCTCCGGCAAGCTGCTTTTTGCGTTCTGGGGAGCGCAACCACTCTGTAATTTCAAGCTCTAAAAAGCGCTTGTCTGTCATGCCCCTCCCAAAGTTAGTGGAAAGAGGGACAGAAAAATCTCTTAAATTTAGCACAACCATTTTGCTGTTTTCACCTCACTATTTGAAACTGAACAACTCCGGAGCAAAGACTTTGTGCACAAAATAGCGGACATCATCCATGCTGTGGTCATTCTCTTTTATCGGTTTATCCATCAAGGCTTTTTCATCCCATCGGTACATCCCAAACTCACGGATGCAGTCCGTGCAGCAATCGCAAATAAAAATATCACCGCATTGCAGCCTGGTTGCCACATTACGGATGCCATCAATCACCGCATTGGAGGCTTTTTCTACACGAAAACGCCCGTGTCTGCGGATGACCTCAATAAATGATGCGGCGGAGGGGTCTACAATGACGGCGGAAATGTGCAAGCCGTCTGCCAGCTTTTCCAGTTCCGTGTAGTGCTCCTCATCGGTGCGCTGCCGTCCCTCCTTGCGGCTGTCAAAGTAATACTCCCGCGTCCGGTACCACTTGCCGTTAGCACGCCCCCACAGTCCTATGCTGGTGGGGTTTACGGTGCCGTAGTCGCAGGAAATCACATACTTGTCATAAGGTCTTGCCACCGTTTCAACCACATGGAAATCCTTGTTGAACATGGTATAAATAAGCCCCTCGGCAACCACCCACAAGCCACGGATAAAGCGGTCATAGAACACGCCGGAGTAAAGGCTTTCATATCGTGCCTTGACGGTGGGGGAGAGGCTGAGGTTGTCATCCATCGTAAAGTGCAGGTGCAGCAGTTTACGCTTTTTTGCCTCCTGCACCCACTTGGTATAAAACCAGTGGGACGGACCGGCAGGGTTACAGTTAAACCACAGCTTTGAGCCGTCCACGGAGCAGCGGCCGGTTGCCTGGTTGACAAAGCTCTCCGGCATCAAGGCAACCTCATCCAGCAGGATGCCTGCCAGTGTGATGCCCTGTATCAAGTCTTGGGAGCTTTCGTCTTTACCGCCAAACAGATAAAAGCTGTTGGTCTTACTGCCTGCACGCACCACAATCTTGTTTTCCGTGCGGTGCTCCTTGAAAGTGAACACGCCACACAGCCACGCAGAGAGGTTGCTGGTTACATTTCGCCGCAAGCTCTCAATGGTCTTGCCGCACAGAGCAAAGTTTTGACCGCTGAAATTAGACATTGCCCACATGATAAAGCCAACCGTCATGGCAACGGTCTTGCCGGAACGGATGGAGCCATCACAGATGATGCCCTCATAATCCTCAAAGCCGGGTCTATTCCACCAGGTCATTGCCAGGTTTTGCCGGGTGCTCAATTTCTGATATTGCACTGGTGTCCAACTCCTCTCTGGTGCTTTGGTCGATAACCTCAAAGATGTTGTTTTCCTGTTCGGCAGCGGCACCGTTGTTGCTGTCAAACACGCCCAGATGCTTGCCTAAAAGCTCTAAGGCACGCACCTTGTCATAGGTCTTGATTTCTGTGCCATTCGCACCCTCCTTGATGGAGGCAATGGCTTTGCGTTTGTCCTGCGGTATATCCTCCGTGGGGATAATGCGGACAAGTCCCGTTTTCGTGACCTGGGCAAAATCAGCACCGTTGGCAAAAGCAACAGCGGCAAGTTCCTCAATCACTTTTTCCTGTGTGATTTCCAGCTTGTTCCGCAGTGACGCACGCCGTTTTTCAATTTCGGTCTGAACATCAACTTTTGACAAGTTTTGTGACCCAATGCGGTTTGCTGTTTTGGGACTATATCCGGCACGGATAGCGGCCTGTGTGGCGTTAAGGTCCACCAGGTACTCCGCAACAAAACGCTTTTGCTTTTCAGTTAGTTTCGCCACACTCACCACCCCTATGTCAAAATAAAAAGCCGCCCGTGTGTGTTACGGGACAGCTTTTGAAATAATCGGAATTAGAGAACGGCGGCAAAGGTCCGGTTTCATATTCTCCATCACTTTGCCGCCGTTCCAACCAAGGAGGCGTTGCTCTTATCTGAGGCATACACCCACGGTAATAGTATAGCACAGTTGCACCGAACAAAGCGAACAACTTATTGCTCTGTGTCATCATTCGTTGCTTTGATGTATCTGTTGCACATCATCCGCACGCCGTCTGCGGTGTTACTTCCGCCGATGCAGGCGGCAACCTGTTCCCACGGCAAGCCATTTATAAACCGATAGGTGAACGCCAACCGGAGGTAGCTGTCCTCAATATCGGATATGTACCTCTCCAGACGGCTCCGCTCATATAGGCATTGCTGGTGCTTTGCCTCAATGATGCCTCTAAGGTCAACAATCTCCGCAGCGTAGCGCCCAACCTTATCCGACACACCGGGCGCGTGCGGCATACCCGTGAGGTTAGGTGTGCAGGACACCGCCTGTGCCTCCAACTCCTGCAAGCGGCGCTTGTCCATCTCAATCTCACGGTTGAGATAATAAAGCTGTGACAGTTCTTTCAAGGTCATAATTCGCCACCTGCCTCTCCGCACCATATCGGCTTGCAATTCTTTTCTCCAAAGGTGCACTTGGTGCTGCATATCTTGCAGGGGTCGCCTCCCGCCATAACAAAATGCAGGTCGGCAACAGCCTTGTCAAGCTGCCTTTGCAGTGCGGCGGACGGCTCTGCCGGTGGGATGGCTGATACCGCATCAAGGCGCTCCTCAAGTTCTGCAATCCTCTGTGCATCCGCCTCTTTTTGTATCGTCATCAACGCACATTCACGGATGACGGTATCAACAAAAACGGTGTCCGTTTTCAATCGTTCCTGTTCGGTCATGCTGTTTCCTCCTTAACCTTTCGTATTCTCGCTTTAAGGGCGCGCATGACAGCCTCATGGGTGTCTGCTCTGTCCTGTATCGTTGCCATAACATCCTCATCCTCACAGCCTTGCACAATGAGGTAGTGAATAAAAACCTTTTCATACGGAGAGCCCTGGCGGTACAATCGGCAGTTGCCCTGGTCGTTCAGTTCAAAGGACCAGTTGAGCCCGTACCACACAACATGCCGGCCGCCTTGCTGGAGGTTTAGGCCATAGGCGCAGCTTGCCGGATGCACAAGCAGCACATCAACCTCTCCGGCGTTCCACGCCTCCTCATCCTCCACACCCTTGTAGACACGCACACGGAGGTCTTTGCGGTGCTTTTGCAGGCACTCAAGGATGCGGTCACGGTCATGCTGGTAGCCGTAGAATGTGAGGCAGTGCTCTCCGTTAAGCTGTTCAAGCAGTTCCAGGAACGCCTCCAGCTTGCAATCATGCACCGGCACCACATGCCCCTCATTGCTATACACGGCACCGTTGCAGAATTGCAGCAGCTTTCCAACCAAAACACCTGCGGTGCCGGCCGTGATAACATCCTCATCCACCTCAAGCAAAAGGTCACGCTCAAATTGGTCATATGCCTTTTTAGCTTTGGCATCCAGCATCACGGGGATTTCATGCTGGATAAAGTCCGGCAGTTGCAGGTAGTCCTCCGCTTTCATGGAGATGCAAATATCAGATATAGCGGTCAAAACGGCGTTTTCCGCACCGTCTTTTGCCTTATAGCTGAAAATCTGCGTGCGGCTCCGCTGGTCGGGGTCAAAATAATGCTCACGGTATGCGCCGAGGGTTTCGCCAAGTCGTGCCCCACCGTCCAGCAAATAAACCTGTGCCCAAAGGTCAATCAAACCTTTGGAGGACGGTGTGCCGGTCAGCAGCACCATCTTTTTGATAAACCGCCGCACTCGTTTCATAGCCTTAAAGCGTTTACTCTGGCTGTTCTTAAAGCTGGTGCTCTCATCAAGCACCACCATGTCAAAAGGCCAATCCTGCTTGTAGTAGTCCACAAGCCACTCCACATTTTCCCGATTGATAACATACACATCCGCAGGCGTGTTGAGCGCCTTGATGCGTTTTGTGGATGAGCCAAGCACCGTGGCGGTGCGGATATGCTTTAGATGGTCCCACTTAGCCGCCTCCTTGCTCCAGGTTGCCTCAGCCACTTTTTTAGGGGCCACCACAAGCACCTTTTGCACCTGCCAGCGGAAATACTTGAGAATGTTGATAGCAGAGAGGGTGATGACGGTTTTGCCAAGACCGGGACGGAGGAACAAACCAACCGCAGGGTCATCAACCACACGCTGGATGCAGTAGCTTTGATAATTGTGCGGTGTAAATTGCATCAGTCAAAAACCTCCCTCAAAAATTCTTTCACGGCACCCATCCCAAAAAGTACACGGACATCCGCACCCCGTTTCTCCAGTTCGCTCCTTTGCCATTTCTGAATTTTGGCAAGCCTGCCAACCTCCGTTTTCAGTTCCACATAGATTGTCCTGCCATCGGGGGTTATGACAATCCTATCCGGCACGCCGGGATTTCCCGGAGAAACAAATTTCAAACACAAACCATTGTTTTCTTTCACCTTGCGGACAAGGTAATTTTCAATATAACTTTCTTTCAAAAAAGCACCTCCTTTTAAGGGTGGAACATCTGGAACATCGCGCGCGTATATACACGCACACAGGCGGTTTAGGGAGTTTATATTTTCTCTAAATCCTCTAATCTCCCTGTTTTTATATAATATAGAAAATAAATGTTCCAATGTTCCGATAAGGGGAAAAGCCTTTATTTTCAAGGGTTTAAGCCGGAACATTGCCCGGAACATTGCCCGGAACATTGCCGGAACATGTTCCGGCTGATTTTTTGAATGTTCCGGCAATGTTCCAGTCAATGTCCCACCCTTTTTTTGGTAAATCCGCGCTGTTTTCCGCAATAGCCAAACTGCAAAGAATTGGGTGTTTTTTCCCAATCGGAACACGCCTCAATGATGCCGTTGATTTCCGCAGTATCACTATAACGGATTTCCCTCTGCTTGCCGTCAAGGGCCTCACACCATACCTCCAGGGCACATACACGGTCACGGTCAACCAGATTGATGCTGCCCTGCACGGCACCGCCCCAAAACATTCTGCGGCGGTCAAGAGGCCACTTTGCCCAATCCTCCGGCACCTGCTTACTGAGGAAATCCAGCACGATGCCCTCACGGGCGCTGACTTCCCGGTGTTCCTCCTGCTTTTCCTTAGCGGCAGCCTCAAGGTCACCTTTGAGGAAAAGGCTCTCACCGCTTTGCCAACGGACAACAGCCTCCGCCCAGAGTTGGTCAATCTCACCGGGCAAGTCAAACCACACGCTCTTTGTCACGGGTGCCACGCCGACATCCACGGGCCAGAAACGGCGGTTGCCGGTACGGTCCTGCAAAAAGTCCGTGGTGTTGCTGGTGCCAAAGAAAACGCAGCAGCGGGGCAGTTCCTTGACATGGCGGCCATAAGCCGCACGGAAACGGTCAGTGCGCAATGAAAGAAACTGTTTGATGCGTGCAACATCCGTGCGCCGGAAAGCATCAAGCTCTGCAATTTCCACAAGCCAGACACCCTGCAAGAGTTCAGATGCCTCTTTGCCCTCAAAGGTGCGGATGCTGTCATTAAACCAGCCACGGCTCATTTTATCCAAAAGGGTGCTTTTGCCGATGCCCTGCGGACCTGCAAGGATGAGCATATTATCGTATTTGGCACCGGGCACCATCGCACGGGTCACAGCGGCGGTGAACGCCTTGCGGGTCACGGCTCTTGTGTATGGGGTGTCCTGGGCGCCAAGGTAATCAATGAAAAGGGTATCAAGACGGGGCATACCGTCCCATTTAAGGGCACGGAGGTAGTCTTGTATCTCATTGAAAGCGTGGGCGGTGGAATGGAGGGAGAGGGCACCGTCAATCTTGCCGTTGCCGGTGATGTGGTGGTATCTCTCCATATACCAGTAAAGTCCCTGGTTGTCGTTATCGTCCCACAGGCGGCGCTCCGTGCGGTCATCCCACGGCAGGGCACCAAGCACCTCACCACGGCCGGCAAACTGGTTTAGGGCAAACTTACCCTTGAGCAGCGGGTCATTTTCAAGGATTATCCACACATTATCAATGGTTGCCTTTGGCAAGCCTGTTTGGGTATTCACTGCCAGCTTGCTCATCCAGTTTGCGGGCTCTGCATCATTGGATGCGGTCACGCCCTCAAAGTCCTGCAAAGCCTCCTGGTAGCGTTCTTGGCTCATCAGTGCGGCAACATCCTTGTCCTGCACCGCAAGCTCACACATGGCACGGTAGGATGGCAGACGGTTGGCGGGTGTACCGGCCTGTGCGTCATCGTCCTTGTCCCCAAAGCGATGGAGGCGTACAAGGTCAAAGGCGTTGACCAATCTGCCGCCGCAAGGGTCGGTTGCGTGGTGACTGTATAAAAACTTGCCGCTGTCATACACCACTGCGCCGCCGGTGGTGGAGCCGCCCAGATAGGTATAACGCCCCGGCATACTCTCCACTGGCTCATACATGCCGGGGATGAGTTCATCCATAGCACGGTAAATGTCATAGGTGCGGCAGAATGCACCCACAACGCCGGTCTTGCCCTCCGGGTCACCTTGCTTGACTGCCAACTTGGGCAGGGAGAGGGCACCGGGGACTTGCGGCCAGGTGGTGCAGTCGCGCCAGTCCTCATACTGTGCCAAAAGTCCGTTGGCGGAGAGGAGAGGCTTGTCCTGCCATAAATAGATATACTGGCTGTCAGCGCAGCAGGAGGGCCAATACATAAGGCGCGACACCTCAAAAGTGGTAGGGTCACAAAGTTCCAAGCCTATGTACTCGGCCATTTTGCGTGCCAGTGGCTCATATTCATCCGCAGACACCGTGCGGTCAAGGGGTAGGAGGACACGCAGGCGTGGAGCCGCAGGGCTGTGTTTACGGGTACTGTAGATGCAATAGCCGCATCCCAAAGCCTCCACACGCCGCAGCACATCATCCGTGCCCCCAGAGGGGATATTGTCAAGGTCCAGAGTTATGACATCACGCCCGGTCACATTGCCTGCCTTGCGGCGCGGGCCGGACAGCGTGCCTGCCATAAAGCCGCCCACATCCTTGAGGTCATCCTGCTGGACCTTTTTCATGTTCAAGTATTCTGCCAACGGCTCTGTGCCCCTGGCAGGTGTCTGGAGCCTTGCCCACAACTCTGATATGAGCATAGTCTGAGGCAGCCAGGACATTGCACGCCGGTTGTTACCGGCTGATATTGTTATTTTGCGGTCATATTGCATCTTGGCTCACCTCTCTATCTACATAAAACCTCCAACCGTTCCGACAGGCGGAGGAGTTTTTCAGCTTTTATGGTGTCAACTTCTGAACGGTTGCCGTAAATGATACGGAGCTGCTCAAGCATGATTTCCACATCAGCCATTTCCTCTGAAATATTGGTTGTGTTCTTAAAGCCTCTCATGTTCTTGGAGAGCTCTTTTGTAAGTTCAGCCATTTCCTCCATGCAGAGGACAAGCTGGTGCTCCTTGCCACATTTCTTGACGGCGGCGGTATAGATGTCACGGGTTTTCATAGCTGCACCTCACCGTCACGGACAACCACGGCACGGTCATCCCAATACTCGGATGCTCCAACCTTTCTGGGGCGGGTGCCAAAGGCAGCAATCCAGGAGGGGAGGCTTTCATTGACCGCATCAAAGTGTAGTCCCCATTGGGCACAGGCATCCAACGCCTGTTGGAGCAGTTCACCCTCCCGGCAGGTCCATAAAATCAGACCGGCGCCGGCGGCTTGCTCCGCAATGGCTTTGTCGATAACGCTCCGGTTGGGTGCTCCGATGTTCGGAAAAGCATTTGTGCAAATGCACCCGTCAAAATCAATGGCTATGGCTTTCATCTAAAGCACCTCCCTGTCTTTTTGTCTTTGAGCTCAATGCGTGCAAGCAGTTCAAAACCGCTTTCAGCAATGATAAATTTAAGCACTTTTATGAGAAAATTGACCTTGCCCTCCAGCGCGGCATCCTCCTGCATAATGGGTTTCAAAGCGTGGTATGCGGTAGGGTCGGGGCATCCGCTTTGATTGAGAAACGGGTTTCTGTTTTCAGCCATCACGGAGCCTCCTTTCCTACAATTTCGCCTGCACAGGCGGCGTAGCCTGCAAGGTCAATAAAGCTGTCCATTTTGTCACCATTGTGGATGCGTGCCACTTTCAGCAATGCCAGCATCATGGCAACATCTTTGGCGGTGAACAGGGTGCCCATGTAGACCGTCCAAAGCTGCCCAATGAGGCCAAAGCTGTCCTCCGGCGTTCCATAGTCCTGCTCACGCTCACCGCAGACACAAGCCTTTGCAGCATCCAATATCTCTGCTCTTTTCATATGACACCTCCAAAATCAGATGCGGCAGACGGGTGCTGACAAGCGGGGCAAAGGTCAATCCATTCCCCATGCGCGTCTTTGCGTGAACGCCAACCAGCGGCTTTTTTGGCATCCACCGCATCATAGAAGTCCTCAAACGGTCCGATGTCATCACCGCAGATGTCACACACGGCAATGTAGATGTCATAGTCCTTTTCAATGCTCATTGTTTTCTCCCTCCTCCGGAAAATGGTATTTTGTCACGGCAATGGGAAAGTCCTCAATTTCGCTTGCCCAGAGGCAAGAGCCTTTTCCGTTGAGCCACTCCCATATCAGCGGAAAGCCTCCAATGCCGTCAAAGAGGCTTGCCATTGTGGGATGTCCGCAGCCTACACAAAGGCTCAGACGGGTCAAGACATACGCCCAGGGTGGGAGGGCAATGCTATTGCCAAGCGCCTTGTAGCGCGCGGTGTCTGCACTCTCAGCGTGGCTCTTGCCGTTTTCTCCTACCCATGCGCCTATATCTGTCCAACCGTCCGGAAATCCTTGCAGGCGTTCACATTCCAAAGGGGTAAGACGGCGGACGGTCAGCCGTTCGGTGTCAATCACGCTGTTAAAGTTCTGCTTATCCGGCATCCGTTGTCCCCCCCCCCGCATTTCGTGCGGTGAGAGTGTCGATGACCTGCCCACCGTTCCAGTATTGGTACATATCAAGTTTTCACTCCCTCCGCCATAATCACCGCCGGAGGCTTTCAGAGTTCCGCAGTCTCGGCGGTAGTTTCCATATTGATAGTTTTCATACATAATCATTCTCTGTGCCTCCATCCTTGTAGCACACTATGTGTGACTGCTTATAGTCCCTTGCCATAAGAGTAGGGCATACATCGCAGCCGATTGACATAAAAGAGCCGCAAGTGGCGGCGTAAACATCAGCTACTTGTTTTCTAATATCAGAGGAACATTCCCCCCCCGGTGCCCATTTGACCGCTTAGGGTCTGCACAACGCCGTCCTCATTGATTTTCACACGGCTGTCCTGCGGGTGGTTTTCAACAGCAAGCTGCACAATGGCAATCCCACCTTGATTTTTTGCGGGGTCGGGGCGGGTGGCATCTAATGTTTTAGAAACGCCAACCTCACGGCATCCGCTGTGCGGATTTGTGCTTTTCATGCTGTTTGAGGCAAGGCTGTCAAAGCTAAAAGCCTTGGCGTGGTTTTCAATGACCACCGCACGCCCTGCACCTGTTGCACCAAGCGTGTGGCACGGGCCACCAACCTATGGATTGCTTGCGTTGGTCTTACTGGTGACGGTTTCACCGTTGTAGACGATTGCAAGCCGTCCTCTAATATCTGCATCATGCTTTGGCATACCGGCTCCGGCACGCAAGGTGCTTGCCACATCGTCCAGCGGCTCACTGTAAACGGCAGGGCGGTCAATAGTGTTGAGGGTGTAGCTTACGCCCTCTGTCCATCCTTTGCCGTTGCATCCTGCGGTGTCGGCTCTGTCGATGCAGTTTCCTTGGATGCAGAATGTAGACCCGCTTGGTTGAGCAGTGCCGTCTTGAGCAGGGGCGGCAGCTCTTTGCCACGGCGCTCCGCTCTGCGGACAATACCCAGGCACGCCTTGGCGCTCAAAGAGTATTTCGGGTGCGGTGAGGCCTCCAAAATCTGCGACAAGTGCGATGCGTTTTCTACGCTGGGGCACTCCCCAAAACTGAGCATCGAAAACGCGCCAAGCAACGCTCCATTTTCCTCCCACATCGGTGAAGCATCCGGCTGTTGGCCATCCGTTCTTAGGGACAGAAACAGCGGGGACTTGCGGCTCTGCGATTTTGATTGTTTCTTGGAGGACTGCCCCAAAGTCCTCTCCTTTGTTGGAGCTGAAAGCTCCGGGGACATTTTCCCAGACCA